AGTACTGTTTGTCTCGATAGACAAACTCCACTCGCAGGTCATCGGGAGAATCTTTATGACCTGCGAATGGACTGAACGAATCGATCATGCAGTCCAAGTAGTCGTGACGGCACTAGCGAATGATGCTTGAGTAGAAGCGATCGCAAAGTTTGCGCTAAAGGTTGCCTCGCCATCGACTGCAACGCCGACTGTGAACGAGTCGATGATCGCATTGAATACAAGCGTGTTGCCAGTTTCCGCAGTCAAAGTGATTGCTGCTGCAGCAGTGTTTCCGCTGAATGCAACGGTCGGAGATGTTCCGTTGTCGAGCGATCCAGTCATCGAGCCCGTAACATCGATAATCCCGATTGCACGATTGCGAGTCGCATTCGTGAAACCTGTAATGTCAGTCGTTGCCCGTGTGAAATTTGCTGTCCAACCTTTGATGATTCCACCAATTGCGTTTGAGATGGCGATGTTGCCGTTAACTCCACTGATTCCTGGCATTGTGATTCTCCCTTAAGTTTGTTTCGTTGCGAAAATTCTGTATGTCGTGTCGATGACGATCGAGTCTACATTGATCGTAGGCACTCCCCGTGAAAGGCAGATCGATTCGATGGTCGAGTATGAGGCTGACGATGGTGTCATGCTCGCCTTCTGCAGGAGCAGGAACAGCGCAGCCTCGGCAGCCATTGCCGTGACAACCGACGAGTCAGGCTTGAAATAGAAGGTGAAAGCGCAGTCGAGCGTGTGCATCGACTGCGTTGCCGACGACATGAAGGTCGTAGTGTCCTCGTTGCTGATCGCATAAACAAGCAGCGGCATGACCGTGCCTTGCGGTCCTTCGAGTTGGTAGATCTTGCCGCCGACGAGGTTGGACACCGTGCCTGCAGTTATGACTGCAGTCAATGTGTTGTAGATCGTGGTCAGGATTACTTGACTCATTGGGCCGCCTTCATTGCTCGTGTTTGCATTCTCTTGATCGATCGCTGCATCTGATCGCTGATAGTTCCTGCAACGCTCGGACGAATAACCTCAAGCGATGGTGCAATGAATGGTCGAGCCTTCATGCGACCGTTTGGCGTGCCGTATTCGAGCCACCGTGGAATGCGTGCATCCTTGTTTACGCCTGCAACAAGTCCTGTCAGCACGATCGATGTCATGCCAGTGCTTGCGACATATTGAGGCTTGGACTGGACCGAGTTTCGCAGCGTGCCCGTGTCAACCGCAGGAGGTTCACCTGGTGCGGACCGAGTGCGATACGAGCCCTTGCCTTTTTTGCCTCCGAAATATCCTGCGCCGCTGCCTTTCTTGCTCAATGTCACTCGCAGTTCTGTTTGCAGTTGGACCATCGCAATTTTTAAGCCACGCTCAATGCCCTCGATGTTCGCCGAGATGATGTCCGCAGCCGAAAAGTTGTGGCTTGCGCTCATGTTTCGCCCTCGACCGTTGTCAGCGCAAGGATGAAATATGCCATCGTGTCAGGACCGCTGCGCATATCGGGTCGGCGGAATCCTGTGATCTCGTACATGATCGATGGATCGCCACCAACAAGCCGCTGTCCAGTTGCCAAGCTTGTCCCGTCGATCGCATTAACATATGCGGTCAGACTTGTCGATGCACGGATCGAACCGTTGAGCATTGCCTCGTTCGGCGTTTGCGGCTGCAGATACACCGTAATGATCGTCGCCGATGCTGTATAGACACGGGTATATGCACCGCCTGCATCAACGCTTTCTGCTCGTGTGTAGATCGTCAGGCTCTGCCCAAATTGTGCAATGAGACTATCAACGCTCATCGGATTTCTTTCCAACTGCCGAGCATGTCCTCCATCATCGCCCTCGAGGAATCCGCACTCGCCATCGAGTACGAGTAGTCGCCGAGCGACTCGCTCTGCAGCGATGTGTCGGACTTGCGGCTCAAGTACATCGTGCCTGCAATGACAAGGCACGCTTGATGGATGTCATCAGGCACGGTTGTGTAGCCTGCCGAGTATTCGATCAGCGTTGACTGCAGCCCACTTGGGAATCGTGCGTTGTGTTGCCCCGTCGTCGGGAATGCGTCCTGACGGATCGTGACGATGCCAAGGTACGAGTCGTAGACAAACTCGCTTGAGACATTGACACCTGTCAGCACCACGGTCGCCATCTTGATGTCTCCACCGGCTCGAGGGTGCAGTTGTGCGCACCGCATATCAGTGGTGACCGTTGCGTTATATCCAGTGATGCCGTTGATCGCAGCGACAAGCAAGGTCGTTGTGGGATAGGTTGCAAATGTCAGCGTGTCGGTGGTTGTCGTGCCTGCGCTCGTCGTGCGTGTCAGCGTGACACCAGGTGCGAGCACGCCGTTTGCAACCGTGCCGAGCGGGTCGGTGTTGATCGAGATCGTCAACCGCACATCGCTTGCAGTTGTCGATGCGATCACGAGCGCAGCCGTTAGTCCTGTGTACACGCCGACAACATTGTTGATCGGATACTGCTTGACCTTGACGCTGCGGACATCGTTTCCGCCGTACCACTCGAAGTAGTTGCGCACAAGGATCTGTCGTCCGATCCACCGCTCGATCTTCGCCGTTGCGTGATCGATGTAGCCCTCGAGGATTGTGTTGTCGGTTGAAGCCGTGATCCCGAGGTGCGATTTGAGTTGAGCAAGAGTCGAGAGTGCGTATGTTCCTACTGCCATGTTTTATCCTATGCAGGCTTGACAATTTCGGGCGGTTGATCCTGCGGTCCGTTGCGCCATCCCTCACGACTCTTGACATACCACGGCTTGCCTGATCGCAGATAGTTGTGCGTTGACTGGTGCAGCGACTGCAACTTCGGTCCAGGCCATGTTGCAACCGTCTCGATGTGACCGATCGAGACTTTCGGCGTGACACCGATCTTCCAGTTCGCCTTCTGCGTTTGTTTCCAGAACCAAATGTCGTCGTCGATTTTGTCGCCGCTCCAGTCGCCTTCGTCGTTCGGCATCGATGCGAACCAAGGCTTGGGCAACTTACGAAGCGAGTCCATGCGAATCAAGGTGCAGCCAAAGTGCATCGACGAAACCTCGAACCAGTCCTGCTGCAGGTCGTGCGTGTTGAGTTTGCGAGGAATCCAGTTGGTCGAGGCAACGCAAAGCGGAGCGAGTCGCTCACGACCTGACTGCAGCGGAGCGAGCGCATCGAGTCCGTCACGCTCTGCGATCTCACGCATGGCAACAATGTCCTGCCAGTCAAAGAGCGAGTCGTAGTCGATCGTGAGAGCCCACTTGATGTCGGTCTCCTGTGCGAGCATCGATAGAATGCGCTGCATGCCCTGCCCGTAGAACACGCCTGACGAGTTCGTGATCGTGATGCCGAGTTGGTTCGTGATCTTCTGACAACAGAACATCGTGTCGGTCCATGTCAGTCTCGGCATAGTCATCACGCCTTTGATGTCGAGATACTTTGGCGGCTGCGTCATCGCACCAACTGCAAGCGGCTTGCGACCTGCAAGGTTCAGCGAGATCGGCAGATCGCTGCAGTCGAGTGGCTCGGTATTTTTCCACGGCATGATTTCGGTGATGCCGACCTGATTGAAAAGCATTCGCAACTTTGGATCGTTCCACAAGGTGTGATGCTGATCGAATGTGTCGATCTGTCCGCCCATGATGTATGCCTCCCACGGGAACGGCTTGCCGCTTTGATCTTCCTGATCTCGGTCAAGTTGCGCACGGCGAATGATCTCGTCGAAGTCAGGAACAGCGATTCGCAAGATTCCACCTGGTTGCAATTTGTCCACCCAATGCTGCACGACCTCGAGCAAGTACGGACGCTCGATGTGCTCGAGTACGTGACTCGCACGGATCTCCTCGAGCGATCCATCTGCGAACGGGAGAAATGAGACATCGTTATTCGTGGACCAGTCCCACGGTGTATAGCCTTCGATCCGAGTTTGTCCGCATCCTAGGTCTAGTTTCATGCGACTCAACATACCACGCAAAAGACAACGGCTCGGAATCTTTCGACTCCGAGCCGTTGGAAATTGAAACTTGAAACCGTATCAGGACGGATTCACGACAACGCCAGCGTTCTGGTTCGTTGCAGTGATCGGTGCTTGCTCGGCTCGTGCGAGCGTGCCTGTGATGCCGACGACTCCTGTAACACCACCGTTCGTGACGAGAACACGGAAGTACCGCTTCTTGCCACGCAGATCGATGTTGAACACGCCTGCAGCCTTTTCAGTCGCTGCGTTTGTGCCACCAGTCAACGATGCCAAAGTCCAGTCTGTTCCCGCAACATAGCCAGTAACGGCTGCGAAGTTGGTCAAGACTGTGTCATCTGATTGCTGAATGTTGAAAACAGTGATGTAGTCGTTGCTGTGGGTTGTCTTTGTCACAACCAACTGCAACTCTTCGTATCCCTTCGCATCAACGCTTGCGGAGATCGCTGTGCCTGCAGCCGAGAACGAAATCGGACCGAGTGCGACAACTGATTTGAGACCTTGTAAATTCATAGCCATAGTATTTTCCTTCTTTCTTTTGCGGGCTTATGCGCCTGCCTTGAGTGTGACGATTGAACCTGCGTTTGATGTATCACCAACATTTGCGCAGACGAGATCCCAACGAGTTGTCGAGCGATATGCAAGCATGTCGGTCTCGAAACTTGTCAGAGCGGAGTTGGAGAAGTCGACTGATGTCTGTCGACGATCACCGAAGTAAACACCTTGGCTCATGTCTCCGAAGTGACATGCGATTCCGCCGTTGCTGCTGGTGCTGTTCATCGCTTGCGTGAGAACAACTGGATATCCTGCGAAGGAAAGTTGACCAGAGCCAGTCAACAAGTCGACCGCATTGTTTCCACCTGACACGTAAGCGAGACGCAAGAACAAAGAATTCCAAACTGCCTTGTGGCAGAAGATCTTTGCGTTTGCGTTGTCTGCGTACT